GGTGTTTGCGTTGTGCATTCTGTTTCCGGGTACGAAGGTGTTGTGGACTGCGCATCGTACGCGGACGGCGACAAGTGCGTTCAAGTCGTTGCAGTCGTTTGCACGCCAGGCGAGGGTTGCTGTTTACCTGAAGGACAATCGTTCGAATGGTTTGCGGACTGCGAATGGTGAGCAGGAGATCGAGTTCGCTAACGGGTCGATCATCATGTTTGGTGCGCGTGAGTCTGGCTTCGGGCGTGGGTTCGAGAACGTCGATATCGAAGTGTTCGATGAGGCGCAGATTCTCACGGAGCGTGCGCTTGAGGACATGGTTGCTGCGACGAACCAGTCGCTGCATCCTCATGGCGCGTTGCTGTTCTACATGGGCACACCGCCCCGTCCGGTCGATCCGGGGGAAGTGTTTACAGCTCGGCGGGCTGAGGCGTTGTCGGGGGAGTCGGAAGATTCGGTTTATGTGGAGTGTTCGGCTGACCCGGACGCTGACCCGGATGATCGCGCACAGTGGGCGATTGCGAATCCGTCGTTCCCGGATCGTACGCCGGTGCGGTCAATGTTGCGGTTGCGGAAGAACCTGTTGTCTGACGAGTCTTGGATGCGTGAGGCGATGGGCGTGTGGGATGACGCATCAGTCTTGAAGTCGGTCATTCCGCCTGCTATCTGGTTGGCGAATGGGTGCAATGTTGCCGAGAAGCTGGATTCGCCGGTCGTGTCGCTTGACGTGCGTACCGGGTTGGATCAGTCGTTCTCGATTGGTGTCGCCGGTTCGGCTTTCGTGGATGGTGAACTGCGTGACGTTGTGGACTTGGCCCGCTATGAGGTGGGTCGTGGTAAGGCTTGGCCTGCCGCCTACATTCTGGGCGAGTTGCAGTCTGTGCTCGATGGGCTCGGGTTGACTTCGGTTGTTGTGGATGTTTACGGTGACGGCAATGGGGCCATCATTCCGATGCTTGAGACTGCGGGTGTTGGCGTTGTGAAGTTGAACATTTCTGACATGCGCAATGGGGCGGTTGGGTTTGTTGACGCGAACTTGAACGGGCGCGTGTTGCATGTGACGCATGAGGATGCGCCGGGTCTCGATTTGGCTGTGGCGGGTGCTGTGACGCGGAAGTCTGCTGGCGGGTTCTTGTGGGATCAGTCGCGGGCGGGCGTGGACTTGACGCCGTTGCGGGCGGCCACTGCCGCATGGTGGGTTCACGTGAATGGGTCGCAGGCAAATGGTGACCCTCTTGACGGAATGTTTTAGGAGGCTCGAATGAATGACGTGTTGACGACTGTGCTTGAGCTGGCCGGTATCGGTTTGGTGGTTGCGGGTGTTGCGTTCATTTTCTGGCCGGCGGCGTTTGTTGCCGCTGGTGTGGGTTTACTTTTCGTGAGCAGGGGGCTTAGCCGATGAGTGTTCTGTTTCGGAAGTTGGGCGAGGTTGAGCAGCGGTCGGGCGGCGATTGGTCTGCCTTGTGGGGTTCGGGTCAGATTGATTCGGTTGATGGTGGGAAGTGGAAGACGGCTTTGTCTTTGGTGCCGGTGTATGCGGCGACTTCTCATATTGCTGATGCGTGGGCTTCGTCTCCGTGGGCGGCGTATGACAAGACTGCGGGCGTGCCGGTGAAGTCTGTTCGGCAGCCGCAACTGTTGACCGATCCGGGCGTGTTCGGGCTTGACTTGTATTCGTGGCGGTTCCAACTGGCAACGTCTCTTGGCTTGTGGGGTAACGCTTACGGCGTGGTTACTGCTAGGGATGGTGGCGGTGTGCCTTCTCAGGTGGCGTGGTTGCGTCCCGACCGGGTTGAGGTTGATGAACAGTTCGGGCGAGCTGCACAGTATTTCTTCGAGGGTAAGCGTCTCGATGGGGTGTCGCTGATTCACATTCCGTGGTACGTGGTGCCGGGGTCGGTGAAGGGCTTGTCTCCCATTGGCGTGTTCCGCACTCAGATTGAAACGGGTGTTGAGGCGCAGAAGACGGGGAAGAGTTTCTACAAGCGGGGTGCAACGCCGGGTGCCGTGTTGAGGCACACGGTGAAGGGGTTGACTGCCGAGCAGGCGACGGAAACGAAACGTCGCTTCATGGCCTCCACGTCATCGAATGAGCCGTTTGTCACCGGCAACGATTGGGACTATCAGACGATCGCCCTGCCTGCGTCGGACGTCAACTTCATTCATGGGGTGAAGATGACCGCTAACCAGATTGCGGCTGTGTATCGGGTTGACCCGGACATGGTGGGTGGTGAGGCGGGCGGTTCAACTTTGAAGTATGCAACTTTGGAAATGAACGAGTTGAACTTCAACACGCGCACGTTGCGTCCGTTTGCTACTCGTGTGGAGTCTGTGTTGGATCGTGTGTTGCCGCCTGCCCAGTATGTGCGGGCGAACTTGGATGCGCGTGTGCGAGCCGATTTGAAGACCCGCTATGAGGCGCACAAGACGGCGCTTGAGGCTGGGTTCAAGACTGTTAATGAGGTGCGGGCGCTCGAGGAGTTGCCGCCGTTGATTGGGTCGGGGGAGTAGTGATGGATGTTGAGCGACGATATTTGGCGCAGCCGGTTGAGTTGCGTGCGTCTGATGGTGGGCCGGGGATTCTTGCCGGGTATGCGGCTAAGTACATGCGGTATTCGCAAAACTTGGGCGGCTTCGTGGAGCAAGTTTCCGCGCGGGCGTTCGCTAAGTCGTTGGCGGATCGTGTAAGCGTGTTGGCTCGGTACAACCATGACGACAACTACCTGCTGGGGACGACTGAGGCGGGCACGTTGCGCATGTCGTCGGATGATGTCGGCCTGCCGTATGAGGTGGATTTGCCGGATACGTCGCCGGGGCGTGACGTTGCCGTGTTGGCGAAGCGCGGCGACTTGCGCTATTCGAGCTTCGCCTTCCACACCCTCGAAGATGAGTGGGGTGTCACCGAGCAGGGGTTCCCGTTGCGGAGTCTGTTGAACGTGCAACTGGTCGACGTCGCACCGGTGAACTCGCCCGCATATTTGGACACGTCGACGGGGGTGCGGTCTTTGGCTGATCGCATCCATGTGGACCCTGACGATTTGGGCCGCGTGTCTTTGGAAGAGATTCGGTCGCGCCTGTTGGTGGCGCACGATCTCACCGTGGAAATGCGGGAGGACGAAAAGGTTTCGGAGGAGGCAGTTGTCGAGCAGGTAGAAAACCACTCGTCACTGTTGGCACTCCGTCAGCGTGAACTTGAACTTCTCAAGCTCCGCTAGTTGGTAACACTCGTCGGCAGGTAGATAACCACCGGCACATTCATTCAAGACCCTTGCACCGTGCGGGGGTCTTTGTCATTCCCGGAAGGAATGTGGATATGTCTGAAATGGCTAAGCGCCTGCTGGAACAGCGGGCAAACACGTGGGAGGCCGCTAAGGCACTCCTTGATGGTGCGGCTTCTGAGGACCGTGACCTCACTGGTGAAGAGACTGAGTCGTACGCGAAGATGACGGGCGATCTTGAGTCGCTTCGTTCGCGTGCTGACCAGTTTATTGCCGATGAGGATTCGGCTAAGGCGACGGAAGAGTCGCTGCGTTCACTGTTGGCGCGCCCGGTTACAGGGTCGGTTGCCGACGAGGACGATTCGGAGCTTCGCAAGTTCCTGCGCGGTGAGACTCGAGCGTTCGAGGCGATCCCGTCGAAAGCTGAAATGCGTGACCTGACGAGCAAGACTTCGGGTTCGGGTGGGGCTACCGTTCCTACGTCGTTCTACGGTTCACTGTATGAGCACTTGACGGCTAACGCGGAACTGCTGAACTATGCAACCGTGATTCGTACCACCAGTGGTGAGTCGTTGCAGTTCCCGGTGACGACTGGGCACAGTGCTGCTGTGCTGGTTGCTGAGAATGCGGCCATCGGTGAGTCGGACCCGACGTTCGCTACCCGCACGCTGGGTGCGTTCAAGTACGGTGTGATCATTCAGGCTCCGCGCGAGCTGATCGATGACACTGGTGTTGACATCGAGGGGTACCTGGCGCGTCGTGCGGGTATCGCCGTCGGCAACAAGTTGGGCACGGACCTCGTTGTGGGTGACGGGTCTTCGAAGCCGACCGGCATCATGGCGAGCACGACACTGGGTGTTACCGGTGCCGCTACGGTTGCTGGCGTGTTCACTGCGGATAACCTGATCGACCTGTACTACTCGGTCATCAGCCCGTACCGCAACTCGTCGTCGGCTGCATGGCTGATGCGGG